GTGACCGGCAAGCCGACCCTGTCCTGACCCGGAAGGACGCCGGTATGGCTCTTCTGTCCCGCGCCCAGATCGACGGCGCCGACGACCGCAAGTGGGAGGACGTCCCCGTCCCCGAGTGGGGCGGCGAGGTGCGCCTGCTGGGCCTGTCCGGCACGGCCCGCAACGCGTATGAGAAGTCCCTCGTGCAGCTCGGGCCGAACGGCTCCGTGCAGCGGGTGAACCTGGAGAACTCCACGGCCCGCCTGGTCGCCATGTGCCTGGTCGACGAGAACTTCGAGCGGCTCTACACCGACAAGGAAGTGGTGGAGCTCGGGCGGAAGAACGGCGCCGTCCTCCAGCAGCTCCACCAGGTCGCGCAGCGGCTGTCCGGGCTCGGCAAGAAGGCCGTGGAGGCCGCGGAGGGAAACTCCGAAGCCGCCCCGAGCGGCAGTTCTACTTCCGACTAGCCCTCGCCAAGGGCCTGTCCGTCGCTGAGCTGCTGCGCACGCACACCTCGGAGGAGCTCACCGAGTGGATCGCCTACGAGCGGATCACCGGCCCCCTCGGGGCGGCCCGCGGCGACGTGCAGATGGCGATGCTCGCCTCGGTCATCGCCAACGCCAACCGCGGCAAGGGCTCCCGCGTGATGAAGCCGGCCGACTTCCTGCCGAAGTGGGACCGCGGCGCGCAGCAGGACTGGCGGCAGATGCTCGCCACCGTCAAGGGCATCAACCGGCACCTGGGCGGCTCCGACACCAGCAAGGGAGGCGGCCGTGACGGTCCTTGATGAGGTCCTGGTCCGGCTCGGCATCGACGCGTCCGGCCTGGACCAGGGCAGCCAGGACGCGGCCGGACAGGTGGAGAACAACCTGTCCACCATCGCGGCCGGCGCGGCCGGTATCGCCGTCGGCGGGCTGTTCCTGGCCGGCCTGCAGTCGGCCATGGACATCACCACGGCCACGACCAATCTGCAAAACCAGCTGAGCCTGACCGAGGGGCAGGCACAGCAGGCCGGGCAGATCGCCGGTGACGTCTTCGCGCAGGGCTTCGGCGAGTCCGTCGTGACCGTCGCCGACTCGCTGGCCGCCGTGTCGCAGAACATGGGCGGCTTCACCAGCATGAGCAAGGGCGAGCTGACCGAGCTGACCCGGCAGGCCGAAGCTCTCGCGGCCACCTTCAAGTTCGACGTCGCCGAGTCGACGCAGGCCGCCGGCGAGCTCATCAAGACCGGCATGGCCAAGAACGGTCAGGAAGCTTTCGACCTCATCACGGCGGCGGCGAAGAAGCTGCCGCCCGCGCTGCGGGAGGAGATCCCCGCGGTCACCCGCGAGTACTCCCAGTTCTTCGACCAGCTCGGATTCACCGGTCCGCAGATGATGGGCCTGCTCGCCGAGTCCGCCAAGTCGCCCGTGTTCGAGATCGACAAGGTAGCGGACACCCTCAAGGAGCTCACGCTGCGGCTCGCGGACACAGACGCGGTCGCGGACCCGCTGAAGGAACTGAAGCTGAATGTCGAGGACATTCAGAACCTAATCAACACGGGCAAGGGCACGGAGGCGCTGGACCAGATCACCACCGCGCTGGCCGGGGTGGAGGACCAGACCGACCGGACGCGGCTCGCGGCCGCGCTCATGGGCGGCCCGGGCGAGGATGCTCAGGCAGTCCTTGAGGGTCTCGGCAAGGCCGGCGGGATCGCCTCGCTGGGCCTGGACGATACGGCTGGTTCCGCCAAGGCGGTCGCCGACAACATGGCAGCCTCGCCGGGTCAGGCCTGGAACAGCATCATGCGGACGCTGTCCACGACGCTCGGGGAGGCGCTCGGGCCGACGCTGTCGTCGGTGTCGCAGTTCCTGGCAGAGAACTCCGGGCTGGTGAAGGCCGCCATCCCCGTAGTCTTCGCGCTCGCGGCGGCCCTGGGAATCTGGGCGATCGGCCTGTGGGCGGTCAACTCCGCGTTCTTCGCGAACCCGATCACGTGGATCATCGCGGGGATCGTCGCCCTGGTCGCCATCATCGTGGTGATCGCCACCAAGACGACCTGGTTCCAGGACACCTGGAAGGCCATGTCGGGTGCCGTGGTCGCCGCCTGGGACTGGCTGTGGGCGAAGGTGTCCGGCGCCCTGTCCGCCGCCGGATCAGCCATCTCCTCCGGGGTGACCTGGGTGGTCAACAAGGTGATGGGCATCTTCGGCTGGTTCGCCGCGCTGCCGGGCCGCGTCTCGGGCTGGTTCGGCCAGGTCCGCTCCGGTGCGGTCGACCGGGTGATGTCCCTGGTGTCGTGGCTGCGCGGCCTGCCGGGCCGGATCACCAGCGCGGTCGGCAACCTCGGCCGGCTGCTGCTGAACGCCGGACGGGACATCATCCGCGGCCTGATCAACGGAGTCTCGTCGATGATCGGGTCCCTGAAGTCGAAGTTCAGCTCGATCACGTCCATGATCCCCGACTGGAAGGGGCCCATGACGGTCGACCTGAAGCTGCTGGCCCCGTCCGGGCAGGCGCTCATGTCCGGCCTCATGGACGGCGTCGACGACCAGCTCCCCGCCTTCGAGCGGCAGCTGAACGGTGTCACCGACAGCATCCCCGGCAACCTCAACACGTCCGTCTCCGCCGCCGCCCGCGCGGCCGTGGAAAAGAAGCTGACGATCCAGTTCGTTGGCAGCGAGGACGACTTCAACCAGTTCATGCGCCGCTCGGTCGTCGTCAACGGCGGCGGCAGCGTGCAGAGGGCCTACGGGCAAGGGAGGGGGTAGCGGGTGGACATCACCACCGAGCTCAACCTGGGCGGCACCTGGACGGACATCAGCGACGACGTCCGCACGGCCTCCGACATGACCGGCACCCGCGGCCGATCCTCGTGGGCGTCCGAGGCGGACCCGTCGAAGTACGTGTTCGCCCTGGACAACCGGGACGGCAGATACTCCCCGCGGAATCCTCTGTCGCCGTACTACCGGCAGCTGTCCCGCAACACGCCCCTCCGTATCTCGGTGCCGGGGGCGTCCAGCCACCTGGAGATCTACGACGACACCGGCACCGTCACCACCCCGCACAGCGACCAGCTGAACATCGCCGGGGACCTGGACGTGCGGATCGAGGTCGACGCCACCCTGACCGGCGCCCTCTCCAACCAGACCCTGATCGGAAAGTGGTCGCAGGTCGCGGAAGAGCGGCAGTGGCTGCTGTCGGTGTACTACGGCTACCTCCGGTTCCGGTTCATCGACACCACCGGCACCGAGCGCAACGCCTTCCAGCACATCGCCGGATACGGCGGCAACGTCCTGCGCGTCACCCTGGACGCCGACAACGGCAGCGGCGTCTGGACCGTCAGGTTCTGGCAGGCCGCCGAGTGGGGCGCCCCCTGGACGTCGGTGTCCCTGCCGCTCACCGCGTCCGGGCCCGGCCCGCAGGCGGTGACGTCCGGGCCGCTCGCCATCGGCATCAACGACCCCACCGGCGCCCCGCCGCGGACCCCGTTCCTCGGCTACTGCTACCGCGCCCAGGTGCGGCGCGGCATCAAGGGCCCCGTCATGGCCGACGTCGACTTCCGTACCGTCCCGGCCGGGGCGGCCGGCTTCACCGACGCCACCGGCAACGTGTGGACCCTGGCCGGCGGCGCGCAGATCGCGGCCAGGAACTACCGCTTCCACGGCGAAGTGTCCGAGTGGCCGGCCGAGACGGACGACTCCGACACCGACAGCATCGTCCGCGTCACCGCCCAGTCGCTGAAGCGGCGCCTGGACTCCGGCCGGGACCCCCTCCAGAGCGTCCTGGCCCGACGGCTGCCCGGCTACCTGCCGCGCGCCTACTGGCCGCTGGAGGAAGGCGCCAACGCAGGCCAGGCGTACAGCCCCATCGACGGGGTGAAGCCGGCGACCGCCCTGAACATGAACTTCGCGTCCGATTCCACGCTGCCGTCGTCGGCGGCGCTGCCCACCGTGGCCACGCAGAGCGGGGCCGTCACCTCCCGCCTGTCCGGGCAGGTGCCCGCGGGCGGCTCGTCGACGTCCTGGTCGGTGTACTGGCTGTACCGGATGAACAGCCAGCCGTCGGCCTACTCCTCCTACATGTCGATCCAGACCGGCGGGAGGGTGCGGGACTGGCGGATTCAGTTCTCCGGCATCGCCGGCGCGAACTCCCGGATCCTGGGCTACGACAGCGAGGGCGTGGCCGTCGTCAGCATGCTCATCAACACCGGCCCCGACCTGTTCAACCAGTGGGTGCTGTGCCGGTTCTGGGGATCGCAGTCCGGAGGCACGGTCACCTGGGGGATGTCCTGGAGCGACATCAACGGCAACGGCGGCTCGGTCGGCGACAGCCACACCGGGACCCTCGGCCGGGTCACCTCGGTCGGCTCCCCGCCCACCGGGTGGAGCCAGGGCGTCGACGGGCTCGCCCTCGGACACATCACCGTCTGGGACGGCACCAGCACCGAGGCCTACTCCAACCCGAACACGACCGGGACCGGCCCGGGCACGGGCAACCTGCTGGAGGCCTACGCCGGCGAGTACGCCTTCGACCGCCTCACCCGCCTGGCGTGGGAGAACGACATCCCCCTGGCCGTGCGCGGCGTGCGCTACGCGGGGGAGCGCGTGGGCTCCCAGCCGGTCGACACGTTCCTGACCGCCCTGCGCAGCGGCGCGGACGCCGACGGCGGCATCCTCATGGACCAGCGGGCCCGCAACGGGTTCCTGTACCTCGCCCCCTCGGTGCTCCAGAACCAGACGCCGAAGCTGGTCCTGGACTACATCGCCCCCGGCCACGTCGTCGGCACGTTCCAGCCCGTCGACGACGACTCCGCCCTGGAGAACGACAGCACGGTCCAGCGGGAGGGCGGCAGCTCGGGCCGGTACGTGAAGACCGAGGGCTCCCTGAACGTCAACCCGCCCGAGACCGACGAGGACGGGGTGGGCCGGTACGCCAAGAGCGTCACCCTCAACCTCTTCAGCGACGCGCAGTGCGAGGGCCTGGCCGCGTGGCGTGTCCACCTCGGCACGTGGGACGAGGCCCGCTTCCCCACCCTCACCGTGGACGCCTACGCGGTCCTCGCCCAGCTGCCGGGGGTCGCCGAGCTCGACGCCGGCGACGTGATCCTGCTGCGGAACGTGCCGACGAAGTACTCCTTCAACGACCTGTATCTGCTGGTCCAGGGCTACAACGAGGTCCTGAACCAGTTCGAGTGGCGGATCACGTTCAACTGCGTGCCCTATGGGCCGTGGATGACGGCCGTCACCGGGGAGGCCCGCGCCGACACCTCGGGCAGCACGCTCGCCGTGCCGGCCACCGCCACCGCCACGACGCTCCAGGTCGTCAACGAGGGCGTCCCGTGGGCATGGTCGTCCGTCTTCCCCGGCGACTTCCCCATGGACATCGTGGTCGACGGCGAGCGGATGACCTTGACCGCGGTCACGGGCGCCCTCGAGGACGCCTTCGCCCGCACCGTCACCCCGGGCTGGGGCAGCGCGGACACCGGGCAGGCCTGGCAGACCAGCGGCGGCACGAGCGCCGACTACCAGGTCACTGGCGGGTATGGCGGCCACCGGCTGGCGTCCGCCAACCTGTCCCGCCGCAGCTTCACCGGCTTCACGCACGCCGACGTCGACGCCTGCGTCAGCATCACCCCGTCCGCGGCCGCCACCGGAGGCTACCTGTCCGGAGGACTGACCGGCCGCTACATCAACAGCGACAACATGTACATGGCCCGCCTCGCCTTCAACAGTACGGGCAGCATGACGCTCACCCTGCGCAAACGGGTCACCGCCACCGAGACGGAGCTCGGCTCGTACACCCTGCCGATGAACTACAGCGCGGGCACCTACTACCGGCTGCGGTTCCAGGTGGCCGGGTCGACGCTGCGCGCCAAGGCGTGGCCGGCCGCCGACTTGGAGCCCGGCAGGTGGCACGTCGAGGTGACGGACACGGACATCACCACGTCCACCTACATCGGTGTGCGGTCGATCTCCGCCAGCACCAACACCAACAGCAACCCGGAGATCCGCTACCGGGATCTGCGGGTGATCAGCCCGCAGACGTTCACCGTCGTCCGCTCCGTCAACGGCGTCGTCAAGGCGCAGCCGGCCGGTGCCCGGGTGTCCCTGTTCCAGCAGCCGTTCACGGCCCTCACCGAGTAAGGAGACGCCCACGTGCAGTGGCTCAACGGGCTCAAGATCACGCCGGAACGGCTGATGGACAACACCGCCGACGAGATCATCACCACGGGGCTGTCCGTGCCCGCCGGCTGGACGGTGTCCTCCTTCACCGGCATCCGCGTGCACGGCATCACCGAGGTCGACATCTTCATGACCCGGACCGGCGCCGACATCACCGAGTCGTCCGCCGGGTCCGGCAACATCACCGGCGACCCGGTCATGTGCACCCTGCCGTCCGACTGGGCGCCCCCGCGCGCGGTGAACGCCACCTGGGGCAACGGCACCACCGACGGCGAGGCCACCATCGTCACCTCCGGGGACGTGCAGCTGCGGTCCATCTCCGGCTCCGCGGGCATCGCCACCGGCACCAACGTCCGCATCACCTGCATGTGGATCAGCGAGTCCCCGGGACGTCGCGTCGCCGACGTCACCACGGACGTCACCACGTACACCGAGGCGGGCCTGTTCTGGGTGACCGGCGCGGCCGGCGACGGCACCTCGGACGACCGGTGGGCGATCCAGGCCCAGCTGGACGCCGCCCGGGACGCGGGCGGCGGCACGGTCGTCATCCCCGCTGGGAAGACCTACGGCGTCGGCACCTTCCTCGTCGTCTACGACAACACGACGATCTGGGCCTACGGCGCGACCATCAAGGCCATCGGCAACAGCGGCATCCTGCGGAACTTCACCAGCTCGGAGACGTTCGCCGGATACGCCGGGCACTCCCGCATCCAGGTCCTGGGCGGCACCTGGGACGGCAACGCAGCCTCCGGCGGCGTCGGCACCGTCACCGGCATGACCAACGTGATGGGCTGGGTGCACTGCTCGGACATCACCGTCCGCGACGCCACCATCAGCAACGTCTCCAGCGCGCACGCCTGCGAGTTCAACTCGACCGACGGCGGCCGCGTCCTGAACTGCCGCTTCGAGGGCTTCAAGGACAACAGCGGCGACGCCTCCCGCGGCTTCGCCGAAGCCGTCCAGATCGACCTCGCCAAGTCCGGGTCATCCTCGATCGGCCTGTTCGACAACACCCCGAGCCGGAACATCGTGGTGCAGGGCTGCTACTTCGGCCCGTCCTCGAGGCTCGGCACGTTCGGCCGGGCGGTCGGCTCCCACACCACCGCGTCCGGCACGTACTTCGAGAACATCCAGGTCATCGGCAACCGCATCAACGGCGCC